TTTTAGGACAAATTTTAGGTATTCAAAAAGAGATCTTAATGTCAGGTAGTAAATTGGCAAATGAACAAACAATTTATAATACATTAGAAAGAATGGTGCATAATGCAGGGTTTAAATCTCCGCAAGAATTTTTTGTTAATCCAGAAACACAACCACCAGAAGAAAAGAAAGATCCTATGCAGGAAAATCCATTATTAATTGCAACACAGCAACAAATACAAGCAGATAGAGAAAAGAACATGGCTGATTTACAATTAAAAAAAGAAAAAATGGAAGCTGAACTTGAATTAAAAAAACAAGAAATGATGGCAGAATTAAATTTATTTTTCCACTCTCTTGGGTCTATTGGAACGTATTTATTTCTAATTTTAATTATTCTTTTATGATCTTGATATTGTGTTGTTAATTTTAACAAACAATTCATTAAATCTTTCATACCTGTTTCTGCAAACACTCTAGCAATTGTTTCAATACGTTGTCCTGCTGATTGCATTGCTTCTCTTACACCAGTTGCAGTTGTATGAGATTTTTGTATTGTGTTTGGATCTAAACCTTGTTGTAATCTATTTATACCTGAACGTTGTTCTTTTATTTGATCGACTTTCTCAATCATTGCCAAACCTTCTTGCATAAAGTTTTGGGCCTGTAATGGAACAACAGCGTTTGGTGATTTAACTCTTACAATGTTTCCTGCTCTTGATTGTAATAAATCATCGAGGTTAACCATTCCGTCTTGTGCTAACACTCTACTATTATTCATTAAAAATGCATTATCTAAGCATTGACGTAATAGAACAGATTTAATTTGTTGAATATCCATTACTAAATCAGCAACACTCATTCCAAACAAGCGATGCGGATTAATAATTGGTGTTAACGTAGAAAAAGGAATATAGCTTATTTCTTCTACATCCAAAATTTCATTTGTATCACCTACAGTAATTACTTTTAATAATTCAGCTACACCATCATTATCAACATCGGTGCGAATATAATTTTCCATGTAAAGAATTTCTCTCATAGATGGATCAGCGTTTTCATCCATGTAACTTTCTTCATCAAACATGTTACGGCTTAATGTTTCTTCATTCCATGTAGAATTAGCATAAGAAGGTAGATCTTCTATTTTTTTTCTATCATATCCTTCACCAATTAATTCACTTACCGTCTTTTTTAAACGATGCGCTATATATGGCGCATCCGCCAAATTTTTTGCTCGTTTGGAAACAAGTATTTCTTCGGGAGGAACGTTTTCAATACATATTTTTCCTGCTGATGATTTACGGCGTACATCAACATTAAATTTAATTTCACTGTCGGCCATTTCTCCTTGATCGGTCATGACCATTTTTTCTTCTGAAACTTCTTCGACGTTTTTTACTTCAACATCATCATCGACTAATAATGCTTGATATTCTATCTCTGTAAGGCCTTTATAGGACTCTTTGACAAATTCATCCTCGTATTTATAATAATGCTTTATAAAGCCATTTTTTTGAATTAATGCATCTTTGAACCAAGTATAAAACACTTGCCATCCGTCATTATCCTTAAATATGATATGATTTATGTATTCTGTGGCTTGTTTTGATACTTCTTCATCTTCCTCAGATACAGGTTCAAATTTAACTATATCGTCCCCTGCTGTAAATATACGAAGCAAGCTTGGTAATACACTTTCAACAGCTTCCAGCACATCTGAAGATATAACCTGAGATCTGCCTTCTACCTCATTACCAAATGGCTCAGAATTGTAATAATCTAATGCTAGACTTCGTTCTTGAACCAATTTACCGTTCTGATACCCTAAAGCATCAGTAATTTCGCGCGTAATAGTACCTTTTAATTCGTTTTCTTTTTTTTTGTTTAATTTCATTGCTTATTATTTTTATATACTATATGTAACGCTGTTATATGACTAAAACTAAATTTAGACAATTTTTAAAATATCTTGGTATTAGCCAAGGTCAATTGGCTAGGGAGTCAGGTCAAACGAGAACCAGTATAGGTAATTATTTTAACGGCCGTCGTCCGATTAATACGTTAATGGCGTGGGGTCTTAATCTCAAAGTTGAAAATGAGGATCTTAGAAAACAAAATGCTAGACTATCCCAGAAGGTCCGTACTTTAAATCAGAGGACCAAGAACTAGACTCGTTTAAGCCGATTGCCATATACCGCATTGCATCACACGAATTACTTTCGGTTCCGTGGTGCGGTGTTGACGTTATTTCACCTAGTTGATTTGTTTTCCATCTATATTGCTTTAAACAATTAATTAAATAGTCACATTTTTCTTTTTCAAAATAGCAACGTTTTAATACCATTCTTAAAGCATTAATTCCTTCTTCTACTTTTAACTTAGGTACAGCTTGTATAAACCATCCTAAATTAGAAGCTATCTCTTGCCTACTTTTGCCCGTTCCTAATTCTTTAACCACTATGTCATGTCCTGCAAAGTGATTATCATACGTATAAGGCAATTCCTTTAATTTATTAGCGTAAAATTCTATACTTTCTCCTGCGCTTTCTAAATGATCTATTATATGAATTGCTGAACCTTGCTTTTGTACAAATACGATGCTGAAAGCATCGCGAAATCCAATATCTGAAAACGTGGTTACAGGTAATTCGGGTATATGAGGAACTGTAGTAATTCTTTTTTCATCCTCTACCAATTGCATAGATTTAGAATAAATTCCATTTACTACCCCTGCATCAAAATCACATAAAAACTCAGTAGCGTATTCTTCAGGACTCATCATTAACTTTAAGTTTTCCAATTCGTCCTTTGGAATAATTTTAGTATCTTCAACAGTGTATTTTTTAACAAACCAATCTTTTTGGGTTTTGTTATTCATATACATGTCATAAAAGAAATTATGACCTGAAGGAGTTCCAATAGCTATTAGCCATCCTGTTTTTTTATCTAGTTGGTGTCTATCAACCAAAGCTGGTCGTAAAACCTTTGTAATTAAATCTTTATGCAATAATTGACATTCATCTAATATTACCCCGTCAGCGTAAATACCTCTTATAGAATCAACACTAGATCCATCAGCGCCTAATAATTGTATTCTTCTTCCCCCAATCATATCACAGCGTAATTCTGTTTCATGATAAGTGGTATAAGGAATATTTTTTGTTAGTAATTTTAAATTATCCCAATGTATTTTTTTTACCTGCGAATAGGTAGCCGATATAATATAATACCTAGGATTAGGTAAAGTATTCTGAAATGCTTTTTTTAATGTTTCAGCCAAAGAAAAGTAGCTTTTCCCAAATCTCCTATGACATGGGAGTACATTAAAGCGTTTAATCTTTCTATGTAACTGTGCCTGATGTTTTCTAGGTTTATACGGTATTGTTACGTTAGTCATTCATACTTTCTACGGGAAGATCATGAATAAAATTCTACTATATATTTTTAGAACCCTTGAATAAGGTCCTCTAAGTATTAAAAGGGGTTGGCTAATCTTATTTTTTTTTTCCGATGGGGTTGCCTGCCTTAAAATCGGCAGAAAACAGTCAAATAATAGTCAAAAAGGATTAATTATCCCTTCAAAACCTTAGAAATCAGCCATTTCTTGTTATTTTTCACAAATTTTGATTAATTTTTAAGATTTTTTTAAGATCTCGTGAGGTTTACAGACTAAAAAGAACGCTGAAAAGCAACAACAGATACAGTTCAAGTCTAATTTACCTTAGAATACAGCCATTAATTATATTATTATTTAATTATTGTTACATTCCTTTTTAGCTTCTTTTATATTGATTTGATCTGTTTTTATCTTCTTTTTGTTGTTTATTACTCTTTGTTTGTACTTTGATGTCCTTAGATCCTTTGCTATTTGATTTGTCTTTACTATATCCCAGTACCTTATAAAGGCCAGTCCAATCATTTCTCGAAGCTAACTTTAATCTCTCCACCATCTATTCCACTTATTTCCAATTGGTCTTTATTACCATATACTCTTGGTGCTAGTTTGCTTGCTCTGAAGGTTTGTAAGTTAATGTGATGTCGCATCATGTTGACGAAATCTCTGTTAGTTCTCCCCGCTTTATTCTCATCTTTAGCTTCTTCAAGTGCTTTTGAAGATAATTCTTCTGTTTCGGCCATCATCCATTCAATACCGTCTGCTTTTGCATCTGTGTATCGTTTTCGTAAATTTGGATCTTTGTTTAACCATTGTCTAAAAGACTCCCACCAAACACCATGATTTTTTAATGCTTTTTTAATGCTGATGCCATGCGCTAAATCATTTAAGATCTTATCTATAAGTTCGTCTGATTTAATGCTTGGTCGTCCTGTTTTTTCCATTTATCGTCCATATGTTTGCTACAATACCATGTTCTCATGTAATCATTACTAAATATGCCTATATCTCCACAAATAGTGCATTTTTGATATTCCTGCTGTTCTTTCCGCGTTTTTCCAAAAAACCAAAGGCCACTAATGGATAGTTTGTGTTTCCGTTTCGCCATGTAATGCTAAAAGTTGGTTAGAAAAGAGATTTGCTTCATTATCATCTGTAAATCCAATAATTTTAACAATAACGACTGGTTTTCCATCATCATCACTCCTCATTACTGTAAACTGTAAATTGTCGGGGTCGAAAAAAAGCATTTTTTAGTAATTCCTCCGTTTCAAACAGTCTAAGATGGCGCTGGGTTTTTAATCTATTATATAAGTGTTTAATATAGTCTGATGAAGTGTCAGCATAATCTGATATTGTGTTTATTTCCCCGCTTTTCATCCAGTCTAGCGCTTCTTTTTGTATAAATTTGTTAGAATAGCTAGGTTCTGGGAACAGTCCCAAAGCATCTAAAATAGCTTGGATTATTACTGACCTCCAAAGTGTAACCTCTGGTGTCATAGTTTTCCCTGATTTTTAACGGAATTGTAGTGTTATCAAGGTTTTAACTTAGTTGTTAACAGTTTCATACCAGTACAAATAGTGAACACGTATTTTTTTTAAAAAAAAGATATAATATTGTTTGACATATAACAATGTTATAGTGTAAACGTTGTTTTATGATTAAAAATAAAAAAATAATTACACTTACTGATAACGAAAAAAAATTAGCACAGATTTTTATTAATGATACTGATGGAACTAATTCAGTTATTTTTTATAATCCTGCAGAATTAGGTTGGGATGAAAATTTTGCTAAAGGTGTTTTTGCATCTTTGGTTAAAAAAGAAATTATTTATCCAGACCATGATACAGGTATAGATACTCACGTAGTTCATTATTGGATGGTTGATGTTGAAACTGATGATGCAGGAAGATTAATAAATACTGTTGATGAATTATTAGAAGAAAAAAATAAGGTGGCTCAAAAATGAGCCATCTATCAGCTTCCAATTTTGTTAATATGCCTACTATCAATAAAGATTATATTGAAATTAGACCTATTGAATTAAAAGAAGCACAAGAAATAGTCAATAAGTTTCATAAACATAATATCCAACCACAAGGACATAAATTTTCTTTAGGTATATTTAGAAAACAATTAGATAATTGGGAATGTGATGATTATGAAGGTTTACATGATTGGGTAATTATAGATAAGTTTGATACAGACGATGATAGTATTATTGAATATTATGATCCTGAATTTGGTGACGTAAATTATAGTGAAAAATACGATGCTTATGTATTAAATGTAGGCGGGGAAGGTATTTATGCTAGACCTAAATCTGAAGGTAGTATTTTACTTGGCGTTGCAACTGTTGGATTGCCTGTTGCTTGTCCTCTTAATGATGGCAAAACTTTAGAGATTACTCGTATTTGTTTTGTTAATGATGATGATGAGCCATGTTTTGATAGCCAGCTTCCACAATTTAATAAAGATCATGCTTCACCAGTACCAAGTATGTTTGTTTCTGCAATTATTAAAAAAGTTAAAGAATTAGGATATAAAAAATTAATTACTTATACAAGAATTGATGAACCAGCAAAATATTTAAAAGCTGTTGGTTTTATTATTGAGTTTACTCAAACTAGAATTAAGAAATGGAAAAGTAAAAATGCAGATAAGATTTATAATAAATCTGCACCAAGTCTTAAAAATCGTTGGAGTATTAACTGTGCCTAGCTGGTTATTAGTATTAATATTAATTGTTAATATTATATTTCTTTTTGTTCCATTTTGGATCTAAATTAAAATACTCAATTAACATATCTAAACCTTTTCTTAATTTATTCATTTTAGATCCTGCTTTTTTATCTGCAATACAACAATCCCATAAAATACCCTTATAATTAACAGCGTACTTTAATGCTTCATGTAATTTTTGGTAAGAATCAATTTTATCTACAGCTATATTTGTTTTAGATCCATGTATCATTACTAAAAAACTATCCCAATTTGGCGTTACTCTTTCTTCTATATTGGCCCTTTGACCTAATTCTCTTATAATTGCGCCAGCCATATATCGCCTTGAATTGCTTTCAGCATTAATTGGATTTAACAATTTTCTATTACGATATAATATTAAAATGTGGTCATCAATTCTTTGTAAATGTCTTTGTTCATTTGTTGGATAAACTACTGTAAATCTAGCACCATCTACAGGTCTAATTAATTGATTATTTTCTTCGTCTTTAATTAATGTAGTAGATCCAAAATCAGATGCTTCAATTTTTTTTCTTTTTTTTCTTTTTACCACGCTTTAAATTGTTCCTCCGTAATAAGGTTTTCATCTTTCATTCGTTTTACCATATCATCTGATATAGATAAATGGCGCATGCCCTTTTTAACCCACGGTACCCATTGCAAATAATTATCTGCTTTTTTTGTAAGAATAAATTCTTCTTTATCAGGTATCATGTTGTATGTTTCCCAGTTTTTTCCATTTAACCATGTCGTTACCATGGGAACTCCTAATTTTTTTGACTGCTGATGTTCTGAATAATGATTATATGTTGTAAGTATCTTAACCATTAAATCATTATCATGTTTATTTTTAAAATAAAATTTTTCTGCTTTTCCCTTAACACCTTTATTTGGACCCACATAATTAAATGCTTTCCACCACTCCTCAAAAGCTTTATCACTTATATTATTATTTCTTTTATTATTACCTTTATTATGTTTGTTATCGGTTGGCGTATCGTTTGGCGTATCTTGATACTTGTCATAATGGCAGATTGTAAGGATGTCTGGTGTATCGTTTGGCGTATCGGTTGGCGTATCGGTTGAGATAGTCGAAAATTTTTTTAATTTATCTAAATAGCGTTGTACTTTTGATTTATCCCATCCCCATGCTTCCGCCATAAAAGTATGAGAACAGCATAATTGACCACGTTTTAAATAAACTGTTTTATCTTTTATTCTATATTTACGGTCAACAAAACTAGCTTCCAATAATAACCATAAAAATGCACCTTTCTCACAAAACTCCTGACCTCGTTTTTGTAATGCAGGATGATATAAAATACTGCGATCTATTTTAATATATCCACTCATAATATTTTTAAAGTTCTTGCTTTATACATTTCTTTAGCAACCCATCCTCTCTCTTGTAAATTTAAAATATAACGTGCAACATTTGATTTTGTTGTACTAAAATGGTCCATAATTTCATCATATGATGGCGCTTCATTTTTTTCTTTTATGTAATTATCTATAAAATTAAAAACTTTTTGCATTTTTAAAGTTAAAGGAACTTTTTTTATTTCATGATTACAATGAGGACATTTCATAATTTCGCCGTCTAAACTTTCTCAGTCCAATTTATTTGCCAAAAAAACACCAATGTTCTCTTTCGGCACGAACTAAATAATATAGCTTTTTTTTAAAATCAAGAAAAAAACAGTGTTATATCATATAACATACTTGATGTTCTTGTTTTGTAAGAACATTGTTATATCTATAACAAAAAAACTTGACGAATTAATTTAAGTTTATTATTTGTTAAGGAACATTTAAAAACATAAGGTTTTTAGGTGCTGTTGAATAATACAATAGTTTGTATTTAAAAAGGGGTCCAAACCTGAAACGTGGACCCCTTATAAAAAGGATAAAGACCGATGAAATCTAAATCCAGTAAAACTGTTATCACAAAAGATAATTTTTTACAAATTCAAGGATTAAGAACAAGGTTAGATTTAATTTATAAAGAAGTAGATAAATTAATGAGATCTTTACCTAAGAGTAGTAATCTTAGATCTGCTCTTGGTACTATTCATGATGTTAGTTACGATCAACTAGGTTTATTAGATGATATAATTAATGATAAATTATTACCTAAAGGAAATACATCTTTTTCAATTGAACATCAAAGTTATGGCGGAACGGACCCTGATTGTTAA